AGCCGTTACTGGCCGAAGCACTGCGCGAAACCGTGCAAAGCATTCACAACAAACGGCACCAGGGCGAAAACAAGCCGCTGGCCAATCACAACTATTTAAAGCGGGTGATGGAAGCCAAAGCGCAAGCGCCGGTTGCCAACCGTTCGCCCAGTATCGAACTGAAACAACAGCACCAGCTCTCACCCGCGGAAGACCGCAGATTATTTGAAGAGCGCATGCAGCAGTTAGGCGGCCGTGTATTTACCAAGGTGGAACCATGAGCGAACAGCAGTTAGATGCCTTTTCGACACCAGAAGAGCTGCAGGATTTACTGCAGCAGTTAGAGAATTTGCCGGACGACCAGCGCCAGGATGTGGTGAAACGCATTCCGGCCATGCTGCAAAGCCTGATGGCTCTGTTTACCAGTGAGTTGCGCAGCAAAGGTGCCAAGGATCCGGAACGGCTGGCAGAACACCTGGTGATTTGCATGGCGAACTACTTCGGTGGCATGCAGCTGTATTTACCACGCAACGACAAGCTGGCGCTGGAGCTTCGCAACATCCGGATTTACCAGCAACACCGGGGCGGTAACACAGAACAGCTGGCTCGCCAGTATGGCCTGACGGCGATTCAGATTTATCACATCGTGCGGGAGCAGACTGTTGCTGAGAGGGCAAGGCGGCAGATGGGGTTGTTTTGACTACATTTGATAGTTCTTTAAGAAAGCCGCATTTTGCGGCTTTCTTTTTATTTGAAAAATAATTTAACTAAATCGGTTGAATTGCTCAGTAGTCGTGCTAATCTAGAATTGAGCTTACGTGGTACGGCTCAAGATTTTAAAAAACGGATTACGAATATAATACGGTGGCAGCCGTTTAGAGTGAGGCACTGGTATGGCACTGACAGAGTTTGGGAAAGCGGTTCGAAAAGCAAGGATAGACATAGGTCATACTCTACTGACTATGTCGAATGAGCTGGGAACGACCCCTGCATTTCTCAGTGGTTTGGAGACGGGCAGCAAAAAAATCCCAGTTAAATGGGTAGAAAAAATTAATGTGTTTTTTAAAGAAAAGGGCTGTCAAATTGACCGCTTGCAGGATTTAGCTGATGTGTCTAACGAAATGGTTCTGATTGATAGCCGACTTTCGCAACAACAGAAAATGTTGGTGGCTGGGTTTGCAAAGTCTCCTTTCACTAGTGACCAGTTAGCTAAATTTTCTGCGCTTTTAACCGAAGTGAACGGCGATAAGGACCAATAGCAATGTATCAATTGCGAGGACAAAGAGTAGTCGCAATACCCGAGCATCATATTGCTCGGGTTGCGCAAAACCTGTGTAAAGTATTGCAACTTTCAACGCCAGCAGGAAGACGAAAGAAGCGGCTAGATAAAGCGTTTGAAGACCTTTGGAAATATTCAATTACGCTTCGGATTGTGGATGATAAAGACTGGAAGTTAGAAACTGGCAATCATATCGTAGGTCACTATGACCCTCATACCCTCACGATAAGCGTACCTAATTATATCTATTTAGATGCTTGTGCTGGTGAGCGTTTTGCGTTGTCGGTAATTCTTCACGAGTTAGGGCACTTGGTATTGGCGCACCAAGCAAGCCTGCATTACTCTTCGCTGCCTGCAACTGAAGAAGAAGACACCGAATATCAAGCTGATTTATTTTCGGATTATTGCTTGTCTAACATGGGTTTCGACGTACAGCAGCTGTGTTTTGAGTTTTATTAAAAAGCCCTGTTGACGCAGGGCTTTTTAGGGGTGGCAAATGTTGACGCATTTGCCGAATCACAGGAGGTAATCCAGCTGTGAAACTTGCAGATAGCAACGCAAGTGTAGTGGCTCTCCCAACAAGATGCAATCTGTATGGATTTACAGCATGGCATTGCCACTACAAGGTGAATCACATGAAGACAGGATACTGTTCGAAGTGTGGTAACACTTGCGAGGTGATCTTCACTCGATACGTGAAGAAAAATGGCAGAACCATCTATCCAAAAAATGGACGGTTTTTTGTCTTCCCTCAATGCAAGTGTTCCAAGCACAATTAACATATACCTATGTTGTGCTGAAAAAAACGCTCTGGCTTCAGGGCGTTTTTATTAGATATTTCCACGGATTAACTCTGAATAACCAGAGTTCAGATATTGTCCAACTTGAATACGCTTATCTGCATCTGCAGCACTTTTATTTGTGTGTGATTTCGAATATGTTTTCTGCAGGCCTTTTGAAAAAGCCCACTCTTCGACGTCCTTTAGACGTGCGCCGTCTAATTTTCTTGCCGTTGCTGTAAATTTTTTAGTTTGATTGTTAGACCACACTATTACCATATACATTTTAGCTCTCCTGTTGAATTGCAGATTCTGCCAATTGCTAGATTGAGTTTTGTCTGTTTGGATGGATTTCAGATACGAGAAACTATTGCACATATCGCAATCTGCAACAGCATGTTTTAGCAAACTTCATTAATTCATATACTTCGTGGCAAAAACTTAATCTGCGGTCACCAATGACCAACCGCAGATTAGGCCGATGTCTCCCAAGCTTAAACTCCATTTAAAAACCCATTCTTTTTCCCACGGCACCTATGGTGAACTGTTTGACGGTAATACCGGCGAACGACTTTGCGTCACAGTCGAATGCCCCTGGTTAAACAACGAAGCAGGCCGCAGCTGTGTGCCGGCAGGCGACTATGTCGTTGAATTGCATGTCAGCCCGCGCTTTGGGAAATCCCTGATTATTGCTGCGCCAAGCCTTGGTGTTACCCACGAAGGCCCGAGCCTCCGTACTCACTGCTTATTCCATGCCGCTAACCGGGCGTCTGAACTCAAAGGCTGTATTGCGCCAGGTGTGCGCTTTGGCTCTGTTGAAGGCGATTGGGCTGTACTGGATTCGCGCAAAGCGCTCGACAAACTGTTGGTGCTGGTTGGCAACGACAAAGTGCCACTGCGTATCGAGCGTGCCTGATGGGGCAGAACTGGGACTGGAGCTTTGAGCGTGGCCGCGAAAAGCGCCTGCAGGCAGAACATGCTGCCGCCCACGGCGGCGCACCGGTTCCGGTTAAACCACCTCTGCATAGCCATGACGGCACAATGCAATCTTTCTTCGAAAATGGCTGGGCCTCGCCAACACCGGTTGAGATCCAGCGTCATATCCACCCACCGCCGCCGCTTGGTTTACAGCTCAAAACGAACCAACGCCTGCGCGACCTGTTAGGAATCTGATTATGTCTATTGCACTTGTGGCCAGTGTGGCCGCTATGGCCGTACGCCAAGGCCCAAACGTGATCCGGGGTATCGCATCTTTATTTGGCGGAAATGAAACCGCCGATAAAGTTGCCAATATTGTGGAGCAGGTTGGCAGTATCACCGGTATCAGTCAGGAGCAAAAAGTTGCGAAAGTCGCTGAGAAAATCGCAGCGCTGCCACCCGAAGTTTTGCTTGGCTTAGAGCAGCTCAAAGTCGAGCTGGAAAAAGAACAAACCCGGCGCCAGGAGCTGGCATATACCGACCAGCAAACCACGCACCGCGAAACCCAGATGACGATCCGAAACGGCGATAACGCCACGGACGAATACGTCCGGCGCACCCGGCCGATGATGGCCCGGCAGTCGTTTTATCTCGGGTCGCTATATGTGATCGCGATGGAGCTGTTGCTGACGCTTGGTAAAGCAACCACTGGTGCCGACTGGGCGCTTGCCATGGCGATTTACACCCCAGCGCTCAGTTATATGGGGCTGCGGACTCTGGATGGTTTTGCCCCCTTTGGTAAAAACAGCAGCCAAAAGCCAGGGAAGCCGGCATGACAGATGTAATCGACCAGGCATCCCTGCGGGAAGAACAACTCCGACAGCTGGCTATAAATGCTGCGCTTAGCAAACCGCTTGAATCTCAGGATATCGATGAGTCGGGTAATTATTACTGCAATGACTGCGGCATTCAGATCCCGCCAAAGCGCATTGCTGCAGTGCCCCATGCCGTGTGCTGTATCGACTGCCAAACCATCCGCGAACACAAAGGAAAGCACTTTGTTTGAAGACATCAATTACACCGGGGCCAAGTTCTGGCTGGACTTCCTGCAAGTCGCTTTTACCGCGTTGATTGGCTTGTATGTCTGGCTCAGTAAGCCGACCAAGCAGAACAAAATCGCCACTGAGCAGCTGAAAGACATTCTGGTGGCGCAGGACCGTCGACTGGGAGAACTGGAGTTAAAGCTGCAGTTCATCCCGGACCAGGACGAGTTCCACGCCCTGGACAAAAAGGTATCTGAGCTGGTCGGCAAGATGGACAACGTGCATGGCCGGATGCGCAGTGTCGACCAAAAGCTGGATTTATTAATCGAAAACGAACTGCGAGGGAAATCCTGATGTTGCAGGAATTGATGACCGAACATCAGCGGCTGGCCATTTTACGCCTGCTGGCTGAGGACTCCGGGTATGACCTGAACGAGTCCATTTTGCATGATGGCGTGAATGCGCTTGGGCTGGATATCAGCCGGGATCAGTTGCGGACACAGTTAGCCTGGCTGAGTGAACAGGGCTGTGTGACGCTCGACAAAGTTGGCTCTGTGCAGGTCGCCAAATTAACAGGACGCGGCTTGGATGCCGCCGCAGGCCGTGCCCGCATCCCTGGGATTAAACGCCCAACACCACAATAAAAGGTGCCCCGATGAATGACAAAGTCACCAGGGGCCGTCGCAGCAAAATCCATCTGTTACCCGAAGAGATCCGGCGTGAGCTGGACGCCAAGCTGCGTGATGGCCGCCTGACCCAGCAAGACGTGCTGGACTATATCAACGAACTAATCGAACAAAGCCAACTACCCGAAGAAGAAAAGTCAGAGCTGAAAATCAGCCGCTCTGGCCTCAATCGTTACGCAACCCATCTGGAAACTATCGGTAAAGATATCCGCGAACTTCGGGAAGTCAGCAATGCTCTGGTCGCGCAGCTGGGTGATAAGCCCACGGGCGATGTCAGCAAAATGATTCTGGAGATTGGCCGCACTCAGCTGTTCAAAGCCATGATGCAGCAGTCCTCAGCAGAAGAAATGGATATCGGCCTGATTAAGGACGCAATGCTGGCTGCACAGCGCCTTGAGGCTGCAGCCATGCAAAGTCATAAACGCGAAAAGGAGATCCGTCAGTTGTTTGCTGCCGAGGCTGCCGAAGCTGCAGAGAAAGTAGCGAAGCAAGCAGGCTTAACAGCCGAAGGTGTGGCCACGCTTAAACGTGAAATTCTGGGGATCGCCTGATGAAGCTGCGTAAGGTCATTCAGGCTTCTGTGCTGGCTAGCAGCCTGGTGCTGTCACCATTAGCACAGGCCATTCAATCAAAGGCGCCGGCCAGTCAATCCGCATTGGCAACCAATGCGCCAGTGCTGCAGGTGACTGCAGCACAAAACGCCCAGGCGGTGGCTGACCACAACGCTGGCCAGCTCAGTCTGTTCGACCCAGGCGAAGTCTTACTGGGTTATCAAAAGCGCTGGGTTGCCGACGAAAGCCCGCTAAAAATTGCCGAGAAAAGTCGGCGAACCGGCATTACCTGGGCAGAAGCCTGTGATGCGGTGCTGTGTGCATCCACCCGACGCCAGGACGGCGGCTGCAACCATTTTTATGTTGGCAGCAACAAAGAGATGGCCCGCGAATTTATTGAAGCGGCGGCCATGTGGGCGCGGGTCTTTAACAAAGCCGGCACCGAAATTCAGGAAGAGCTGTTTGTTGATGACGGTCAGGAAGGCAAAGAGATCCTGACCTTTGTCGTGCATTTTGCCAGCGGCTATAAAATTCAGGCGTTAAGCTCGAACCCGTCAAACCTGCGGGGTATGCAGGGCAACGTCACTATCGACGAAGCCGCATTCCACGAACGTCTGGCCGAAGTATTAAAAGCCGCTCTGGCACTGACCATGTGGGGCAGTAAAGTCCGTTTAATCAGCACTCATAACGGTATTGAAAACCTGTTTAATCAGCTGATTCAGGACAGCCGCGCCGGCAAAAAACGCTATTCAGTTCATACCATCACACTGGACGACGCTTGCCGGGATGGCCTGTATCAGCGCATCTGCCAGACGCGCAAGCTCAGCTGGAGCATGGAAAAAGAAATCGAGTGGAAGGAAGGTCTGCTTAAAGACACCGCCACCGAAGAAGATGCGCTCGAAGAATATTTCTGTGTGCCCAAGGCGGGTTCTGGGGTCTATCTCAAACGGACGTTGATTGACCGGGCCATGGTTAAAGAAGTGCCGATTGTGCGCTTTAAGCCTTCTAAAGATTTTGAACTCTTGCCAGAGGCCACCCGCGATAAGCTGGTGCTGGACTGGTGTAACGACGTCTTGAAACCACTGCTCGATGCGCTGCCGGATAACTGCCGCCATGTGTTTGGTGAAGACTTTGCGCGCCGGGGCGACTTATCCGTTTTTGTCCCGTTGACTATCAAACCAGATCTCACCAAACGGGTGCCATTCGTGGTGGAGCTATCCGGCACCACTTATGACGCCCAGCGGCAAATCATGTTTTACATCCTGCAGCGGTTACCCCGGTTTACCAGTGCGGCTTTCGATGGAACTGGTAACGGTGGCTATCTTGCTGAGGCGGCGCGGCTTCGCTACGGCACTGAAGTCATTGACTGCGTGATGCTAAGCCAAGCCTGGTATCGCGAGTGGATGCCAAAACTAAAAGCCGAGTTTGAAGACGGCAACATCGAGATCCCGCGTCACCAGGATATCCAGGACGACCTTTGCAAAATCCAGCTCAAAAACGGTATTCCACAAATTGAGAAAGGCTCTGGCAGCGGCTCTGATGGCCAACAGCGTCACGGCGACTTTGCAGTAGCGCTGGCCATGGCTATCCGTGCCAGCTGGATGGAAGGCGGCAGTATTGATTTTATTCCATTGCCCGGACGCTCTGAAGCCGGCGATGACGACGATGACTTACCCAGCCATGACATTGGCTGCTTCTGACGGTACTCACCATGAAACGACAATCACCCATCCTCGACCGCTGGGGCAACCCCATCAACATTGACCTTGAAGTGCCGCAGACCAAAGATGAAGCCGCATTGGCTCACTTGCAAAGCCACTATGGCGGCCATCCATCAGCTGGCTTGACACCAGGCCGCATCGCCTCGATATTAAAAGACGCCGAGCGGGGCAACCTTATTGCCCAGTGTGAATTGGCAGAGGATATGGAAGAGAAAGATGCTCATATCCAATCTGAGCTTGGCAAGCGCCGGCTGGCCCTGATGTCTGTGCCTTGGAATATCACCGCACCACCTAATGCCAGCGCTGAAGAAAAGCGCGATGCTGAGATGATTGAATCACTGCTGCGCTCTGCGACCTGGCTTGATGATGCGATTTTTGATGCAGCGGATGGCATTCTAAAAGGCTTTAGCAATCAGGAACTGCACTGGGACTACATCGAGAACACTCATGTCATTGTGGGCTGTGAGTGGACGGATCCAAGCTGGTTTCAGGTGCATCCGGAGGCGCGCAATCAACTGATGCTAAGGGATGGCAGCCATACCGGCATGGCGCTTCGTCAGTTCGGCTGGTTAAGCCACCGCGCAAAATCCAAAAGCGGATACATCTCCCGCACCGGTTTGGCCCGAGTTCTGGCATGGCCATATCTCTTTAAAAACTACAGTGTGCGTGACTTAGCGGAGTTTCTGGAGATTTACGGTTTGCCGCTTCGGATTGGTAAATATCCTGAAGGGGCCAGTCAGTCTGAAAAAGCAACGTTGCTCAGGGCCGTCATGTCGATTGGCCACAATGCCGGCGGTATTATCCCTAAAGGCATGGAGATTGAGTTTGAAAAGGCTGCTGATGGTGCGTCGGACCCGTTTATGGCCATGGTCGCCTGGGCGGAAAAATCGCAGAGTAAAGCTATCCTCGGCGGAACACTCACCAGCCAGGCTGATGGGAAAAGCTCAACCAATGCGCTTGGAAACGTGCATAACGATGTGCGTGAAGATATCCGTAATGCCGATTTAAAAGCCCTTCAAAACAGTATTACAAGGGACATTATTTATCCGTTGTATGCACTGAACTGTAAGAGTTACCAAAGCCCACATCGTCATCCGCGGTTTGAGTTCGATACGTCAGAGGCAGAGGATTTATCTGCGCTGACCACGCCGCTCAAAACGCTGGTTGAGCTGGGTATTCAAATACCGCAAAGCTGGATCCACGAAAAAGGCCGGATCCCGATGCCGGCAAACAATGAACCCGTGCTGACACTGCAGGCAGTAAAGACTGAGCCTGTTGAGCAGCTGCGCGGAGTCGCGGTATTAAAGGCCGGCGTCAATGGTGATGACCAGACGGCTATCGAGCAGGCGCTGGATGCGTTGTCTGCCGGTGAACTCAATACAGATATGGTCAGTGTGTTAAAGCCACTGATGGTTTTGGCTGAGCAAGATCCGGATGGCCTTGGTGCCAAACTTGGCACTATCTGGCCCCAGATGGATGATGAAGCTCTGACCGAGCGAATTGCCCAGGTTATGTTTGTGGCTGAGTTGTGGGGGCAGGTGAATGCCGAAGCCATTTAGCCTTGCTTCTGCTTTTGGCATGCCACCCAAAGATGCGGTGGCTTACTTTCGGGCCAAGGGTTATGCCGTGTCTGACAACTGGTGGGAAGTCTGGCAGGCGTCTCATGCCAGGGCGTTCACTGTGGCCAAGGCCATGCGGATGGATGTGCTGACCACTATCCGGACAGAGCTGGACAGAGCTATGTCTCAAGGCAGAACTGCAGACCAGTTTGCTAAAGATCTGGCGCCGACCTTAAAAAAGCTCGGTTGGTGGGGAAAGCAAATCTGGGCTGATGCAGCCGGTAATGCTCAAGAAGTGCAGCTTGGCAGCATGCATCGCCTTCGCAATATCTATCGGGTCAATATGCAAACCGCGTACATGGCAGGCCGTTATCGGGAGCAGCTGGCCAATGTGGATGACCGACCTTACTGGATGTATGTCGCTATCAAAGACAGCCAGACCCGGCCAAGTCATGCCCGGTTAAACGGCCGGATTTTTCGTTACGATGACCCTATATGGAAGCACATCTATCCGCCAAACGGGTGGGGCTGTCGTTGCCGGGTTCGGGCGCTGACAGAAGCCCAGGTGAAAAAGCTTGGTCGTTCAGTTGAAAACGGCGCCGGCTACATCGAAGCAATTAAAGCTGAAGCCGGTGTTGATAAACGCACGGGCGAAGTTATTACGGTGGACCATGTACGGATTAACCTGCCTGGTGGCAAGAGCATGCAGCCGGATGTTGGCTGGGCCTATTCTCCAGGGGAAGCTGGATTCGGGGCTGACGTGGCCATCGCACAAAAGCTGGCTCAAGCCAAAGACATCGACCTTCGCAGTCAGCTTATCCAGTCTCTGAATAACAGCGAGCTGCGTCAGGCACAGTTTGCCAACTGGGTAGACAAGGCACTGGAGAATCGCAGGGCGGGAAACTCGGTGCAGACACTGGGGTTCATGCAGGATTCTATTCGTGATGTGGTTAACAATAAGCTCGGTATCGAAGCCAGTTATCTGATGGCCATCTCTGAAAAAGAGCTACTGCATGCGGACAGTCCCAAGCACCAGGCAAAAGGTGTCACGTTAAGTGCCACCGAATACCAGCAGTTGCCATTGTTGCTGCAGCAGGCTGAAGCGGTGCTTTGGGATAAGGCGAATAACAATCTGATGTATGTGTTGCCATCGGTAGATGGTCAGGCCATCAAGATAATCGTCAACGCGAACTGGCTCATAAAGAAACAGCCGCAGCTCTTAAACGCTGTGATCAATGTGTACAAGGTGCAGTGGGAAATGCTCGGCGGCGAGCAGTACGAAGTCATTCAGGGGAAATTGAGCAGGTAACGGTGGGCCTCGAACCTCACACTCCCAACGCATAGCGACGGCGATTTACCAATTAATCGTACGTTACCTGTCTCCACCAGTATAAATCGAGGATAGAAAATGACCAACCCCTTTGTGGTCGAACATAACTTTGATCAGCTATCTGCCACACTGACTGGCCTGCAGCACCGGGCGGAAGATTTAACTCCGGCCATGCGCAAGATTGGCGGCCTTTTATCAGATATCACGGAAGAAGCGTTTGAGACGGAGTCTGACCCAGTAACTGGTGAATCTTGGCCGTGGCTCTCTGAAAACTACTTAAAGCGCCGACCAAACCGACGCAACGGCCAAATGCTGCAGGCGAGCGCCGGTGGTCTGGCATCCAGTATCGCAGTCGATACAGGGGATATCTGGGCACAGATTGGTAGCAACAAACCTTATGCCGCTATCCATCAATACGGTGGCACCGATGACATGGCGCCAGGACCAGCTGCTATTCCTGCCCGACCTTACCTTGGCTTTGGGGAAAGTCACCATGATGAGATAGTTGGGATCATCAGAACTTACATCGAAGGATGATTTGGTAATCCTCAATAGAATCAATTCTCAGCGATTTTGATTTGTTTTTGTCCCGATATGTTGGGTAGACTCAGTTAAACGCACCCAGCGATTTTTAAACGGGGTTTAAACACCGTTTACAGTTTGCTGAGACTCAAAATATGGACGCTGAGGTTATTGCTATGGATATTGCTGAATGTACTTTGGATGGTAAAAAATATTATGCGACTCAATTTGAGTCCCTACCTCCTGATGAGCAGCGGCAAAAAAGACAGATGCTTATTTGCACGGCCTGTAAGGCAAAAGCTTTTTTTCGTAAGCAAGCCGATAGTGGTCAGGCCGCATGCTTTGGTGCTCGCCCTCACAATCCAAATTGCGACCTTGGGACGCCGGAAACACAACGTGTCAGCGTTTTAGGTGGCGAAGAAGACGCTCTATTTAACCCAGGGCAAGTCATAAAAATTGATTTGAAGTTTGGTGCTTCTGTTCAGAATTATGATGTTGCAGACAATCCTGACGACGCTACAAGCAGTGGCCGCGGCTTGTATAAAGGAACTGGACCTCGACCGCCATCCAAAATGGTGCGCCGATTAAGTACCATTTTAAATAACCTTATTGCGTCCGATGAATTCAGGAACTCAGATCAGCTCGTCGAATTTGAAGATAAGCACCCCAAAATGGTCAAGGACTTTTTTGTTCAATTTGATGAAATAACAGACCAGTATAATGGAGTTCTTGCCGGGTATTGGGGAATGCTTACAGACGCGAGAAATGGTGCTACCGCAGTTTGGTTGAACACCGGTGGGAAAAATCATCCGAGCATACCTTTGGGAACCGAATGGACTGAAGTTCAAAAACGATTCCATATTGATAACTTAGAACAGCTTGCGGGTGCGTACGTGCTCGTTATTGGAACCCTTCGACGCTCAGGTAACAATAAAAAATACATAGAATTTGCAGGCATTGAGTTAATTACGATCAAACCAGAATGATAGGTGCGTTAAGTGTCTGAGAATTACATAAAAGGCAGTAAATTAGTTGCGACTGTTCAAGATTTTATAACTGAGATTAGTTGGCATCGTTTGGTTGATTTTACTGTATACCGTGGACAACCGGTTCAAGGTAATTTGCTACCAAGTATCGCTCGTAATAGCCCATCCACGGACACGACTAAAAAAGAGAAAAACCAGTTAAAGCAGTTAACTCTATTGGGTGGCGGTCTATTACCAGCTACCCAGATGTCGCAGTTAGATTTGATGGTTCTTGGGCAGCATCATGGTTTAAAAACAAGATTGTTAGATTGGACGAGTAGTCCATTGGTTGCGTTATGGTTCGCTTGTAAAGACGATGATCTAAGAGACGGATTTGTTTACTCGCTATGGGTGAGCAAAATGGCTAGGTCCGTGGATGGAGTTAGTGATCCTTTTTTCATCGACCGGACCATAATTTTTCAGCCAAGAGTTAACAATAATAGGGTTGCAGCTCAGTCTGGTTGGTTTACCCTGCACCGATTTTCGGTATCTAATAAATGCTTTGTGCCTTTGGAAAAACAAAGCCAGTTTGAGAATGCACATTTGTATGAGTTTAGAATTCCAGCGGAAAACAAAGCCGACATAATAGAACAACTTTCAACGCTGGGTATAAACGCAAGGACAATGTATCCAGATTTGCTTGGGCTTTGCGAGTTTCTAAACAATAACGAATTCCATAGTACTACAAACTAGCAAAACCCTTTAATCCAGCCCTCTAAACTTTCCCCCGCAAAATCAGCTCAGTGAATTTTTTGACCTGAGCTGATATGTCCACCAAAACCGCCATCGCCCTTGCTGTTCTGACCGCCACTACTGGCGGCATGGCTGTATTGACCAGTGTGCTTGATTTGTCTATTGACGATGAATGGGCACAGCTGACACCAGATGGTGAGTTCTCTGCTGTCGACGGCCGGCCTTTTGATGTGCCTGGTCGCAAATGGCTGATGAATGCCGATATCGCCGCTCAGGTTATTGCCCGTGTGCAAA